ACATGAAACTTTCCGTAGGATGCTCTTACTGTCAATTCAAAGAGCACTGTTATCCAAATTTAAGAACATTCAGTTATTCATACGGGCCAAAGTTTTTAACAAAGGTCGTTAAAGAACCTAGAGTACAGGAGGCACTATCAGATGAGTTCTAAACGCCCAGTAAAGAAGAAGAGAAAAAGTATCGGTAAGTATCGCTCCGGTTTAGAGAAGAAGTTTGCAGACNCNCTACCCTCTAAGTTCATGGACTACGAACCATACGACGTACCTTACACTACATTCAGGAACTACAANCCAGACTTTGTCTATAAGGATATTGTACTGATTGAATGTAAGGGCTTCTTCAGGGTNGGGGATACACAGAAGTACAAAGCAATTCGAGACATGATGAATGCAGCAGATACTGAAGCATCACAATACGCAGAATTAATCTTTGTACTATCTAACCCTCACACTAAAGTGAGAAAGGGTGGTAAAATAACAATGGGACAGTGGTGTGTAAAAGAAGGATTTAAACACTACACTTTAGATAACACAGATGAGTTAATTGATTATGTCACTGACATTTATTGAACTTAAAGAAAGAATAGTACAGGAGTACGATCCAGACCTTCTGTGTGATATACTACAAGTTACCACCGAAGAGCTTGTCGATGCACTAGAAGATAAAATACTAGACCACATTGAGATATTTGAGGAGTTAGACGACAATGAGTAAACTAAATGACGCATTAGAAAGCGAATGGGATTCAGCAGCATGGCGGGCCAGCTATCATGTTCATCAGAAAGAGCTTACCTTCGGTGACCACATTGCAGCAAAGGCTATTAATAGACAGATAGGAGGCTCACACTATAAGGATATGGCTATCCAACCTGTAGACTTCTGCATTCAAAATAAGCTGGGCTTTTGTGAAGGTAATGTGATAAAGTACGTTTGTAGGTATAAGAATAAAGGATTAGCCGCTGATCTACAGAAAGCTAAACACTACATTGAACTGCTGCTGGAGGGTTTAGAATGAAAGTTATTGAAGGTAACTTTGGTAAAGGTACAGTACCAGACGATCTGACGGAAAAACTATCAATTAAAGAAGTTTTTCAAAGGCTAGCCGACGAAGATGGTATAAACGATTTTCACGGAGCTGTAGGGTTCGCTATGAGAGAGGATGGGTTATCTGTCTTCTCCACCAACATGACGATACACGAAGTCTACATGCACCTTGATTTATTAAAGGATTATTTGAGGAATGGTTACGATGAATTTCAATGAGTATCAAGCGGTAGCTGAATCATTTGCAGACTACGAACACATCTTCTACCCACACGCAAGCCTAATGATAGAGGCTGCTGAGTTAGCTGACTTGTTCGCTAAACCTCTACTTCGAGGAGATGAGAAACAGATCAATAGAGATGACATCATATCTGAAGCAGGTGATGTCTTGTGGAATCTTGCAGTTCTATTGAAGAGAAGTAACATACAACTAGAAGAAGTAGCTCAGTACAACATAGATAAACTAACTGGTCGTGCAGAGCGTGGGACTATACGAGGTGATGGAGGCAATAGATAATGAAACAAACTGAACTAGACTTGTTTAATGGTACAGAAGAAGATCAAGAGTTAAGAAAAATAGCCATGGAAAGGTTAAGTTACGATAGCCGTACTGGACTATTCAAGTGGAAGATTAGGGCTTCCTCGCATGTCCCAAAAGGCTCGAAAGCAGGAAGCGTAGATAAATACGGATACGTCAGAATAAAAATATTGGGACGAGACTATAGAGCGCACAGGCTGGCGTGGCTAATTGTGTACGGTAGTTTTCCACCTGATCAGATCGACCATATTAATGGTGTCAAACACGACAACCGTATTATGAACTTAAGAGCTGTCACTCATGCAGAAAACAGTCGTAACAGACCACTCTATATAGGGAATAAATCAGGACATACAGGCATTTTCTATAACAAAAGAATGAAAAAATGGGTTGCTCAAATTGGAGGCACTGATAAAAGAGTACATTTAGGTTGTTTTGAAAACAAAGAAGATGCTATTGAGGCACGAAGAATAGCAGAAATTAATTATAACTATCACCCTAACCACGGAAGAGATTAATGGATAACTACAGTAAGTTTATAGCTGCCAGCAGGTATGCTCGTTGGCAAGATGATAAGAGTAGGCGTGAGACATGGGAAGAAACAGCCCAGCGTTATGTAGCCTATTGGGGCAACAAGATAGGTANTGATGAGAAGCAGAAGATCACNGACGCTATTGTCAATCTAGAAGTAATGCCTTCTATGCGTTGTGTTATGACAGCAGGGCCAGCCTTAGACAGGGATAATGTAGCAGGTTTTAACTGCTCNTACCTGCCTATTGATCACCCTAAAGCATTCGATGAGCTTATGTACATCCTCATGTGTGGTACAGGNGTAGGGTTCTCCGTAGAGCGTCAGTACGTAGGTAAGCTACCAGTAGTTGCTGAAGAACACCACACTACAGACACCACAATAGCTGTAGCAGACAGTAAGATTGGCTGGGCTAAGGCTATGCGTCAGCTTATTGCTATGCTCTATGCAGGTGAAGTACCAAAATGGGATACTAGTAAAGTCCGTGAAGCAGGTGAACGCTTAAAGACTTTTGGTGGTCGTGCTAGTGGGCCAGCACCTCTTATCAATCTGTTTCACTTTACAGTCAAGATGTTTAAGAAATCAGCAGGGCGAAAACTAAGCAGCCTTGAGTGTCATGACTTGTGTTGTAAGATTGCTGAAGTAATTGTTGTTGGTGGTGTACGTAGATCAGCCTTGATTAGCTTGTCTAATCCATCAGATGCGCGGCTAAGGACAGCTAAGAGTGGTCAGTGGTGGGAAGACAACTCACAACGAGCTTTAGCTAACAACAGTGCTTGTTATACTGAGAAGCCTGAGTTTGATTTCTTTATGGATGAGATGAAGTCTCTGTATGATTCTAAGTCTGGTGAGCGTGGAGTCTTTAGTCGAGTAGCAGCACAGAAGATTGCAGCTCGTAATGGTCGCCGTGAATCTGATCATGACTTTGGTACTAATCCTTGTAGTGAGATTATCCTACGACCTAATCAGTTCTGTAATCTGTCTGAAGTAGTTGTACGTGCAGACGACACTCTGGATACACTAAAGGAAAAAGTACGTATTGCAGCAATTCTGGGGACACTACAGGCTACCTTGACTGACTTCCGATACCTACGGTCTGTCTGGAAGAAGAACACTGAGGAAGAAGCCCTGTTGGGTGTCAGTCTTACTGGTATTATGGACAGCAAACTCACCAGCTCCAGTAATGAATTAGATTTTATTCTTAAAGAGTTGAAAGTTGTTGCTGTTGAGACTAATAAGAAGTGGGCTAAGCGATTAGGTATCAATCAAGCTGCTGCTATTACTTGCGTCAAACCTTCTGGTACTGTGTCTCAGCTTGTTAACAGTGCTAGTGGTATCCATCCACGCTTCAGCCCTTACTACATTAGGACAGTACGTGCAGATTCTAAAGACCCTATGGCTCAGTATATGTTTCAAGCAGGATTTCCCTGTGAGATAGACGTAACTAAGGTTAATAAGGCTCCTTCTGAAGGCTATTTAAAGCCCACACAGGCTGATGTTGATGCAGGCACTACGTTGGTATTCAGCTTCCCTGTAAAATCCCCCACAGGCGCTCTGTGTACGTCAGACATGGGAGCAATGCAACAGCTTGAGTTATGGAAGACGTATCAAGAGAATTGGTGTGAGCATAAGCCCAGCATCACGGTCTACTACAAGGACGAGGAGTTCTTTGATATCTGTAGCTGGATGTGGAAGAACTTCGATATGATGAGCGGTATTAGTCTGTTACCTTACAGTGATCATACCTATCAACAGGCACCGTATACGGAATGCACTGAGGCAGAGTACAAGGCTGTGCTTAAAGTACTGCCTGACTTTGACTGGGAAGCACTAGCTACCTTTGAGTTTGAGGACATGACTACAGGGTCACAAGAGCTTGCATGTGTTGGAGGAATGTGCGAAATACCATAGAAACTAAGGGGGCTTAAATGCCCCCTAATTTTTCTACCACTTCTCTTTGTTAGCCCAGTAAGCTGCTGACATCTTACCCTTAGCTATGTTAGCTCCATGACGAGCCTTAAATGATGCTCTCTTCTTCTTCATCGCTTCAGACTCACCAGCTTTAGGTTTACCTGCTGTTGATGCTCCCTGTTCTCCAAAGCGTATAGTCTTAACCTTATCGCCTTCCTTAGCCACAACTACGTGACTCTTCTTAGGGTGGTCTGGAGTTCTCTTAGGTTTGTTAAAACCACTGACACCAGCTCTATCTAAACGTGGGTCTTTCTTCATTTGTCATTACCCCTGTTATTCCATAGTTCAAAGAGAACACGAACCTTTTCTTTCAGTGTCTCTATATCGTTGTGCATTTTAGCGAGTACAATAACTAGAGTTACAAAACCTACAGCTACGGGCCACGCAGTGTTTATAAACTCTAGTGCTGTCATTGTTGTGGTTGCTGGTTATTCAGCATCCCCATCGGGTTTTGAACGGCTGCTGGTAGTCCGTTTATTAACGGAGCTTGTGGTTGCGCTGTGTTCTGACGTAGTGGTGGGATTGGCTGCATTTGTTGAGGAGCGTTAAGACTTTCTTCAAAACCTATACCAGCTTCACTACCCACATCACCGAAGTATATACCTCTTCCCATTATTGAAGCTAACTTACCTGAAAGCGCAGATAAATCTTCTACTAGAGTGCCTTTTAACTTAGTTATATCGGGTGATTTTATTTTATT